GGCGTTGCAGCTGCTGCATCTGAATTGCATACGGGTTGATTGCCGGCATGGCCATTACGGTGTCTCCGAGCGTGCGAGCAAGTCATCCAGAATGTTGAGATCCGTGCGCGCGGCAACCTGGATTTCGCGCAGCTTGTTCATGATCTCGCGATGTTTTTCAGGATAGCGATCGCGCGAGAAGTTGAACCGGTTCTCCACCTCGTACAGGTAGCCGGTGCAGTTCCAACAGTCCATGCCGCCATGCGTGTACTGGTAGCCAGGGTGGAGCTCGGCGCCGATGTCGTTCAGATACGAGAACACCTGCTCCTGTGTCCAATCCCATACGGGCATCTCATGGCGGATGCCTGCATGGATATCTCCCGGCAACCAGGGGCCTTTGCCCGGATCATCCTGACGCGCGCCCTGATAGACGACCGTCACGCCCAGATCCCGAATGGCCTGACCCAACGGGCGCCAGATCGAGCGTGAGCAGCAATCGAGCGTGCTCTGGAACGCAGAACCGCCCGTGCGATAGGTGAGCGTCCCGACCTTCGTACTGCGATGGGAAAGCAAGTCCGTGGGCCAGCCGAATTCCAGATACTGGCGGCTCTTCACCTCGTGAAAGTGCGGCACCATTGCCCGAATGCGCGCCATCTGCTCGAGGGTTTCCGGGTAGGCGGCACCGGTGTTGACCCAGACTACATAAAGATCAGGCCATTGCGCGCGCAGTAGATACAAACATGCGAGTGAATCTTTTCCTCCGGAAAAAAGTAGAGCCTGATTAGGCATTTGCGTGTTTCCACCGTTTGCCTATGACAATATTTCTGGCGTGGATAGGATGAATTGAGAATTTCCATCCAATCACTTTGTACATGGCTCCCGCTGCTCGCAGCGCCTTGATTTGCACTACATCATCCTGAGAAAGGCGCGCAAGCGGGTGTTTATCACCGCGCTTATCTGTTCCGTGACGAAGCCAATCTGCGCAGTTCTCCTTGGGCGTTTTCCATGAAAGATTCAAAAGAGCTGCATTCCCAGGATCGCCATCGGCATGCGCGCATTCTTTACCGCTGGGCTTTGGTCCAATGAAAGTTGTCAACACCAACGTATGCACTTGGAATGTTTTAACTTTGCCGCGCCGGCTCAAATGCACGTTGGGATATCCCTTATTTATGGAAGGCCGCAGCACCCGGCTTTTGATTCTCTTGCCACGCGGATCAAGGCGATCAATCCCACGAACGCGACCGAGATCACTGATCTCGTAAAATCCCTCATACCCAGCAATTGCTTTCCAGTTTTCCATCTAAAACACGATGATACCGGCGGTGATACCGGCACCTGCGAGGCCCGCCCCGGCGCTCAGCGTGGCGTTGTTGCTGGCCTGCCCTGCATTATAGTTGGCCAGTTGTGCGTTGTTCTGTGCGTTGAATGCGCCCGTCGCATCCACGCTGCCGCCGCTACCGCCGGCATACGCCCCCACGGGCTGCAACTGACTACCGCCCAGGGCGGCTGAAATCTCGTTGTATTGCTCCTGCCGGGCCTGCAGCGCCTGTGCGTTATTGGCCTGATTCTGCTGAAAGGCCATGTTGGCGCCCGTGCCCTGCGCGCTTTGGGCTGCCTGAGTGAGCGCGAAATTCTGATCGTTCTCGTGCTGACGCTGAGCATCCGCATATGCATCTGAACCGATGGGAATGCCTTGGTTAGCCAGCTTCGTGTCGAAGGCCTTGTCCGCATTGGCGAACTGCGGCTGCAGTAGATCGACCTGTTGCTGATAGGCGGCTTTGGCCGCATCTGGAGTGGCGGTGTTGTAATCAAAGCTACTGCCGCCGCTATAGGGCGTATTGACGAATGTCCCGATGTTCTGATTCGCACCGCTCAATAGCTGGTCTGCGATCTGATTCTGCAGGTCATATTGCTTCTGCTGATCCGGCGCAAGCGTGGTGGTCTGCGTTGATTGCGCGTTGTAAATAGGCTTGCCGCTCTGGTCATAACCAGTGACTATCGGATTTCCTTGAGTCCATTTCGTAGAGCCGCCCGGCCCGACGACGTTGTATTGATCGGCCGACTTCTGAGCAGCAATCTGCACAGTAGGATCGGGCACGGGCGCTGAACCACCTTTGTAGTGCCGCTGTGCATCGAGTCGAAAGTTCAGAGCCATCGACATTCACTCCTCAACATGCCGAAGATCACTTCGTCCTCATCGCCCAGCGCTTTTTGTTTCACGCCTTCGAACGTAAAGCCCAACCACGTACACAGCGCGATACCCTTCTCGTTCGACTTGCTCACGAGTCCCGTGATACGCGTCAGTCCCAATTGCTCAAACGGATAGCCGAATACCTGCTTGAGCACGTCCGGCACCTTGCATCCGGCCTTGTCCAATCGCACGTGGATGCAACAGTCGTATGGCGTGAAGGCATCATAGACGACCGCACCGATGATCTCGCCCTCCTCCAATGCGGCCAGTGATTTGTGCTCGCCCATCCATGATTGCACCTTCGGGATTTTCTCCTTCACCCAATCAGATGCGCGCGGATCGTTGATCACGATATCCATCATTGCACGCCCGCTTTCGGTGGCGGCCGGTTCGCAGCCATATGTGCAACCACCGCCATTTTGTGCATGGCCTGCGCCCGATCAATCGCAATGGTGTTGGCGGTCTTCACATTGTCAGAGGCGATATCGTTCGATGCCTGCGTGTTGGAGACGACGATATCCGCCTGCGCCCGTGCGGCATCGGCCTGTCCTTTCTGCTGTGCCTGCTGCAATTCCTGCTGTAATTCCTGATTCTGCTGCTGCAGTTGGTCGACAGTCTTCTGAAGCTGCGACAGCTGCTGCGCCTGATCGCCGTCCTGGCCCAACTCTTCGAGCACCTCTTCCAACTCAGTGCCGACCTTGAAGCCGCGCACCACAAAGAGTAGTCCCTCGCGAGCCACCTTCATCGGGATCGCGCCTTCCTGCACGGCCGGAATGACGCCCGACAGGTATTGACCCACCGCTCCAATGAAGGCGATGCGATTCTGCTGATCCTGCATGCGATCGACGGGAATGGTGGAATCGGTCTCGATATCCACCTTGAAGCCGCGCAGCTTGTCGGATTTCAGCACGGCAATGGCCCCGTCAAACTCGCTTTGACTGACTGCGCCGACGGGCAATGACTGCTGTTGCTGCATCATTTGGAACTGCTGATCGGGCATCACTTGGATGCCGGTCATCAGGCGCAGCGTATCCGCATCGAAGTGCTCCACGATCAGCTCCGCCTTGATGCGTAGGATATCGCGCACAAACATCTGGAAGCGCTCCTGCCGGATGCTGATGCGCAATCCGCCGTACTGGGCTTTGAGCTGCTGTGCACCGAGTGTCTCTGAGGCTTCCGTGGCGCCGCGCATGATATCGGCGACGCCATAGAGCTCGTAGATCTCCTCTTTGAGCTTCGCTTCGCGCTCGGTCAACTGACCAATGGCCGCGGCGATCTCTTCAATCGGCAGCGTGCTGATCAGCGCATCCAATCCGCCTTTCTCCGCCAGCATGCGGTAATCGGGGATCGGCATGAACGTGAGATCGGGCGCCTTGTATAACTCACTGATCTTGGCCAGCTCGTCCATGGCCTTGTCATATACACCGCGCACCTTCAGCGCGTTCACCAGATTGCGCAGGCGGTTGACGACGATATCCAACTCATTCGCCTGATCCTGATACATCAGGAATTCAGGCTTGGGGATCCAGGTGCCATTGGTGCGCAGGGAATACATTGGCTGCGGCATCGGGAAGAAGCCTTCCAGCTGCGTGGGATCTTCCTGGCGTGCGATCGGCCCCTCGGTATAATCCTGCGCAAATACTAGATAGGTGCGCGTGGCCTTGTGCCAAACCTTCCAAATGGTCGTGGTCGAGGGCGGCTGTTGCATCGAGTCGTCCAGATCCGCACTCGAGGAACTGGTTTTCGCCTGCGCGAAAGTGACGTTCTCCCAGTCTTTGAAGTCTGGAAACTGATCCTTGCATTGCTCCTTGGTCAAATACTCGCCCATCCAGACAGCGGGCACTTCAGACCATTGCGTGCATTCGCTGAAGCCGAACAAATCCCAGGGCACATACTTGGCATAGACCGACTCCCAGGCTTTGTACTCCTGGGGCTGCATCTGGAAAGCCCCTTGCGCATCGAACTGCGTGCCGGGCGGATACTGCGGCGGCGGCAGTGCGGCATCCATCGGTGGGGCGGTCAGGTCATCGGGAATGTCATCGTCATCCTTGCCCAGATCTGGATCGCTCGGCGGCAGCGGCTCAACCGGCTTGCGTACCGGCTTGTTGAGGATCAGCGGCTCGTAGCAGACGAACGCTTCCGCCCGCCCGGGCAGAATGTAATCCTCCACACAGCGATCACACGTATCCTTGAAGTCGTATGTACTGATCGAATACGACAGTGCGCGCTCCAGGATCATGGCTGCAGTCCGGCCTATGGGGTCCTGGGTGAGGTAACGTCGACGCACGTCAGGGACCGGCATGCGGGCGAAGATCGCCGGCTTGATGGTCTCGGTATTGCTCCACAGGATGTTGAACTTACTGACGTGATCATCCAGGCCGCGGTCATCCCGATAGCGCTCCAGCACCTCCTTGGCCTTCTTGCGCCATTTGTCCTCCTTGTTGCGGATGCGCTTGATCTCCTTCAGCCACTTCTGCGCGAGCTCGCGATCCGCCTGGCGTTGTTTATCCGTGGCGGGGTCGATTGCTTGCTTGAGATCGGCACCGAGGATTTGCGGATCTACGGACACACTATTCCTCGCATCCGAACACGTACCCGCTCAATGTTTGAGTCGCGGTGCCGGTTGCGGTGAGTACATTATTCGCCGCGGCACTCAGAATTCCGTTGCCCATGGGCTGGCTTTGAATCACTCCATTAGCCGCACCGAAGGGCACGATCAGGATCGTGGCACCTGCCGTGTTGTCTTTGAGCAGCACATTGCCGCCAATGGTTCCCGATTCCAACACATAACCCATGAGCCTGAATTTCTTGCCCGTGGCCGGCGTCCAGATCGTGCCTTCGGCGGTCACCGAAACGGCGTTGAGATTGATGAATCGGTTGGGGGTGCGTACGCGCGAGATGTTCTGCCCGTTCCACTGGGTGGCTTGACATCCGGAAGCGTCGATTACGGCCATGCCGTAGAGCGCCCAGGTCGGAGCGCCCGCAGGGCCTGAGGTATGATTGATGGAATGGAAGCCGAACGGCAGGTTCAGCGTGGAAGGCTGCAGGAACGGCACCTTCAATACTGGGGTTGAGAAGTCGTTCAGGAAAAACAGCGCATTCAATCCCTGGAAGCTGATGCTGATCGGGATGAACGTACTGCCACTCAACTGAAAGACAGTGCGGGAAATGCGCACGCCGCCGTTGTAGATGCTGGCGCCGAAACTACCGTTAGTATCCAGTTCCCAAACATAGCCGTCCTGCACCGGCGTCGCCGCCGTAAAGCTGCCCGGGCGCGTATAGAAACCGAAACAGCGGTTGGTATTGATGCTGGGGGACGCTTCGGTCTGAATCAGTGCGCCGACCGTGATGGCGCCGATGGAGGGTTCGAAGTTCTCAATCGTACTGATGGCCGCGCCATTGGAGGCGGTCGTACCCAAGGTCGTGACGAGGTTGCCGCTCACTTGCGTCATCGTGCCGGCCCCGGCCAGGACTGGGGATTGCCAGCGGCTCACCGTATCGATGACCGTGCCATTGAAGTTGTCGATCATCAGCACATCGGGCAGCGGCGTGATCGGCAATTGGTAGCCCACGATGGCCGGCGCGAACCGTAGGGCATTTCCCAGATCATCTACGAGCGTGGCATTAGCCATTAGATCCTCCTGTATTCCTCTTGCCGTGCTTCGTGACGCCGGACCATCTCCTCGATGGTGCGCGCGCCTCGCGGCGGTCCTGAATCTGCGGGAATAGACTGAGTCCAGGGACGGGACATGCACGCATAGCGTGTCTCGTCTCCGCAGTTGGAGACGATGACGCCCGATGCGAGCGCGAAGCACCCCGCGTCCGGAACCGTCAGGCAGTAGACGTCAGTCGGCTCGCTGAGCCTTTCGACGCGCACGCAATGCGCGTGCTTTGCAATTGGCGTGACAGAACTTGGATTCGCCCGCTTTGGAAGCAATGACTGAATAATGCTTGCCACACTGCTGGCAAGACTTCTCAACCGTTCGCCCCATGACCGGCCGGATGTGCCGTTCGTAGTGCTCGCTATGCCAGCGTTTGCCCTCATCGCTTCCATGCCATGAAGCAGCGGCGATGCGCGCCTGCTCCAATCGAGGGACGATCTGAGCAAGGTTGGCAATGTCTCGGCCGTGCTCTCCAACGTGCTCAGTCCCGAGCATGAGTTGGAGATTCTCGGGCTCGTTATTGGCTCGGTCGTGGTCCACGTGATGGATGTGGAATCCATCTGGAATGGCCCCGTGAATGCTTTCCCACACCGCACGATGAAGGCGTACGCCTTTGCGCTGGAAATACGGACCGCAGCGGTAATAGCGAACGCCGTGGAATTCTTGAATCGTCGCACTGATGATGATGACCATGCTTTAGAATAGCAGGTTTCATCCGTTAGGTCCTCGGCTGTTTTCCAGTCTCCGGAAATCAGCATAAATCGATGGTCCGGGGTGCAAACCACGTTTGTGCCATCCGCGAACCAGATTCGAACCACACGTGCATTACGCCTCGTCAACCGCGCGTTGCGGTAATCGGCCAAGCCGCTCTTCGAATGAATCCGCCCTGAAGTGCCCACAAGCGATGCGATAGTCCGAGGGACTCCCTCAACCGCAATCATTGTGTCGGCTGCAAAACAGTGATCTTCGGCGTCTGTGTCGACATCTTCCGGCTTCGTGACGTCATGTTGGAGCGCCGGAAGCGTCCGGATTGTATGCGTGCAGGTGGAAAAGAAGTAGAGCATGGGCTTGGCATCGCCCTTCAAGCGTCCGCGCACCTGGTCCCAGCCGCCCATGGCTCCGCGTTGCGTTATGCGCTTGTTGTCGGCCGCTCGGAAGACGGCGCCGGCCTTGGAGAGCATTTCCGCAATGCTGGGTCCGCCATCTTCGGCGAACGCGCTGGGATCGAGCACCGAATAGGAGATAAGTTCGTCCTTCTCCTGCCGCGCGACAATGCCCTTCCCTACTTCGGTCGCGGTCATCTTCAGGCCGGTATTGGGCTGGCCTTCGATCATGCCGTACCACTCGCGATATTTGATCAGCGCACCGCGGGGAAACTGTGGCAGCTCGCCGTCTGAGACCGCATACCAGCCGACGCTGAAGGGCTTGGCCGATCCCCAGTCCATGGCGCGAAAGCGCGTCCAATGGCTCGGTAGTTCGATGGGGTCGACAATGTGGCGATCGCCGAACTCCGGGAAGAACGCACCCGCAATGACGTTCCAATCGCCTTCCAGCCAGGCGCGGACCAGGTCGGGGGAACCCAGCCCCGCAAGTCTCTGCGCGTATTTGGGGTCATGACGCAATAAAATGCGGTTGTCAGCGAGTCGGGATCGCACGAAAAGTCGTTTCATGCCCCCTTGTTCGAAGATTTCACCACCGAGCGGATGCTGGTCGATTCGGAAATAAGCTTTGACGCTCGAGTGACCCGGTCCGCCAGGGTTTCCGGTGGCACGGATTCGTTTGTTGGGAACGTCATAGGCACTCCTGAGGCGCGCTTTCATCTTCACGTAGGAATCCATGTCCGGCCAATTGGGCAGCTCATCCCAGCCGATCCAGGTATAGGCGTGGCCCCAGTAGCGCATCCAATCGGTGGCGGACTCGAGGTAGCGCATCTTCAAGGTCGCGCCGTTGGGCCAGCTCCATAGGCTATCCTGCACGCTCCACTTGCAGCCCGGGAACCAAGGCGGATAGATCTGCTGGCTGCGGCTGATCAGGTCTTCGAGCTCGGCGTAGGTCTTGCGGAAGAGGATCCCGCGCCAATGCGCACCCCAGGGACTGGGCACGTCCTGGGCGAAGTCACCGAGTAGGTAATCGCTCTTGCCGCCCCCGACGGCGCCGCCGTAGAACAGCTCGTCAATCAGATGGCGTTGAATGGCCGTTAACTGCGGACCCGTTTGTGCCCGCCAGGGGTAAAGCGTCTCGTTGTTCGACGGGGATGGGCTGGGCTGCATAAGTACCTACCGCCCCGCTATGCTGCTGTTCGACCGGAACGAGCCGGCCATAGAGGCGGTAGAACTCGGTCTGATTGGCCTTTGCCCATTTGGCCATTTCGGCTGTTCCACCCAGGCGTGTGAAGACAGCGGCGATATTCTCTTTCGCCCCGGCGTTGAGCTTGTTCGGACTTCCTTTGCGGCTGGGCACAATGTGTAGATCAGTCAGTTGATTCGAATGGAGTTACGGTGCCATTGGGCTCAATCACAACGTTGTTGATTGCATCCACGATGAGGCCCGGCTCTTGTACCCACTCGAATTCAGCAGGGGAGAGCACGGAGCCGGAAGGCTGAATCTCCAATAAGTCGTAGCCTTGGTAGTAGAGAATCTCGAGTTTGGGAGTGCCATTCATCGCATCATCGATTGAGGCAGGCGCATGACTGGCCGAAGCATCGCTTGTCCCATCGGGGGCTGACCCATGGGAGCGCCTTGCATGGGCATGGCGGGTGGCATAGCTTGCGGGGCTGCGGCCATTCCCATCGCCTGTCCCGTGGGCGGAATGCCCGGACGTGAGCCCATCAATGCGGCGATCTGGGAGCGCTGGGGGTTCAGTTGAGGCGCCATGTTCGTCAGGGGTGCGGGCGCGTAGCCGGTCATGTTCATGAGGCCTCCGGGACGGGACCGGGTTGGATGAGGATGCGATCGAGGGCAATCCAATCCGGCGTTTCGTTCGGTTTGAGCGGTTTCGTGACCGTGAGCCACCATTGGCCGTAGCGTGTTTCAGCCACGGCCAGGCGGGCTTTGCCGAAGTCCTGGATGCGATGGGCGATCATGTGGCAGAGGAAACGATTTCGCAGGCCACGGATGCAATCGGCAGCATGACGGTGATATCGCAGTGAGCGCACCAGGCCTGCAATGTGTCTTTTCTGCGGCCAATTGACATGACGCTCAGGCATTCAGCGCATTGCACTTGCGGGATGAGGTAGACCGGATGCGTCACGGCTTACGGGGTGACGGGCGCGTCCGGAACGAGATCGTCGACCGCCTTCACGCGGCTGGCGACTGAGGCGACCGAGGCCTGCAGAGTCGCCAGCGCAGCGTCCACTTCGGGCGTCGTCTGGATATTGCCCAGTGCCGTGGTGAGATCCGCCACAGCCTTTTGGAGGCCTTGGGTCTCGGTTCCGATTTTGTCCACGCCGGCGCCAATGGAGGTGATGCTGTCGTTGGCGGTGGTGAGCGCGGTGAACAGTTCAGCTTGGGAAGTCATGAAAATGTCCTTCAGGTGTTGAATGGCGGCGAGAATGCGCGGCGTGTCGACGTCGTGCAGGTGGAGGGTGATATCGGCACTGATGTGCATCAGGCGTGCGCCATGCGCGGTGCGCGGCGCTGGGATCGCGAGTGCAATACGGTATGCGATTGGATGGGCCGGCCGGTGCTGATGCCATGGCGGGTACATAGCCGGTAGAACCCGCTACGCGAGAGGCCCGCGAGCCGCGCGGCGGCCGTCACGTTGCCGCCACTGCGGACCAGGGACTCGTAGAGATAATCCCCCGCATGGCTGCTCATGACGTCCCGGAAGGTCACGGTAGGCATACCTGCTTGGCCGGCTGCGGGCCGATCGCAAAGCACGCCGGCACACTCACGCCGCTGAAGACGACCGACTGCGGAGCCGTACCGCCCACGAGCGTGATCAGGACGTCCTGGGTGAGGCTCGGGGGTGGAGGGACGATCATGGGAGGGGGTGGCGTCGATGTCGGCTGTAATGCCACCGTAATGCTGCTCAGCGTGTGCCACTGACCGTCCTGGGCGTAGACGATATCCGAAGACTTCAGCGAGTTGAAGGCGCGAAAGCCCTGCGCGTTGGCGACGATGCTGCGCACGAGCGTGGTCGACGTGACCGGCGCAAAGCTGACACTCGCGGTGGGACAACCGATCAGCCCCCCCGAGGTGGGGGTGACTGTGCAGGTCTGCAGGTTGACCGCGGCGTGTGTGGGGCGGCCGAAGGCCAACGTGGCGAGCAGGCAGAGCAGGATGATGAACGTGCGCATAACTTGCCAGATTACGATTTAGCCAAACCTAACTCCACCATTGCAGCATGTAACTTCGTTACCGTTTCACGTGGCGATTTGTAGGCTTTGCCGCAAGCGATGTCATCGATGACGCGCTTGCTGACTCCGAATTGTTCGGCGAGTTGAGCATGCGTCGGGAGGGCTTTGCGTGCGGCAATACTGGCTCGAATCTGCACGACCTGCGCATCGGTGAGCTTGCGCGGCCTCATCGGCCGAATACCGCGAGCGCCTGCTCAGGCGTGGTTACCACCGGGCAGCGGGTCGCTGCAATGAATTCGATCTGCGCGGTCTGACGTTTGTCGATCCGGGCCTTCGGGACTTTCTTGCCGTAGCCGGTCTTCACCTCGAGCGGTTGCCAGCGATACCCCTGCAAGGTGTTGCAGTACCAGCGACACAGCAGATCGACGGGCTGCTTCATGTCGTAGACCTCGATGCCGTGGATGCGCAAAGCCTTCACAATGTCCGCTTTGGCGGTATCGCATTTGGCCGCCCTCCTCACAGAGGCTCCCCGTACAGCGATTCAAATGCTGCGCGCCAGTTTACAGGCTTACCCTCCTTCGCACCGATCACCACGCATTCCAACCCGCAGTGTTTGATTGCCTCCCGCATGCGCTGCTTGCGGATCGTTGGATCTGAAACACCGTCAAACACGTCCGGGCCGCGATGATCCAACATCCGTTGAGCGAGCCATGCTTCATCGTGCAGATTCATCGTCCGCCCACAGCCTCCCATTCTTTGACGCCAACATGAATACCGCGAGTGTGCCTCCACTCGCACAGGGCGCGGGCATAGATGGGTGAATCCGGGTGCTCTGTGGCGATGATCCGATCCAACTTCGCTATTTGAACATCCTTGCGCCATTTCTCCGGGTCAGCTCTCCGCCGGTCTTCCCAGTGCCGAACGTTCTGGCGGATATAGCTGGCAAACTCGGCGGCGCGCTCCGGCTTGTCATTCGCGGTCAGGCGCGCGATTTCATTCTGGAGGGCCGCCTCAAAGTTGACCGGCTGATTGTGATTCATGACTACCGGGGCTCGGGCGCGCAGACGGCGCTTAATTGCCCAGATGTCCGAAACGCTGAAGATTTTCGGGGGCTCGGTTGTCTCGAGCGAGACCAGCATCTCATCGCGAATTCGTGCCATGTCGAGGATCGACAGCCGCTGCAGTCCCTTCCAAAACGCCTCGATCTTCGCATCGCCCAATGGCTTGTCGATTGCCGCGAACATCTCACCGAGAATGGTTTCGAACGCCAGGCGTTCACCGGTTTCCACGTGCGGCCTCCCGGGCTTCGAGTTCTGCGGTTGTTGGAGCAGCGACGAATGGCTTGCGGGCCGTGCCATTGACGTGCGGCTTGAAGTCCGGAGCGCGCCGGCACCAGTTGCGCCATGTCGCGTCCCAGTCGTTCTTGCGACCCTTGACGCCCGGCGCGGCGCGGAAGTGATCGGTGAACTGCGCGAACTCCCGCTCCGGGTCCGCCTTCTCGGCTTCCGCTATCGCCCGCCTCTCGGGGGTCAATCCAAAATCGACAGGCAACCGCGTGGCGAGGGTGGAGCGCGCAGCGCGAACCTCTCTCTCTCCTTCTCCCTTCCTATCCATTCCATTCCCTTCCAATCCCTTAGAGCGTTGAATGGTCTTGGAGGGATCCAGGAGCGTTCTTGGAATATTCTCGGAATGTTCGTAGACTGGTATGCGAGCATTCTGCGGTTTGTCGATGCGCTGATGCTTCCGGAAGTGCTTGATATGCAGATACTTATCCCCTGCAACCTCATATTCGACCAACAACCCGGCATCCAAAAGCTCCTTGACCAGGGGCTCACAGTTGATGTCGTCGTAGGGGAACGCCTGCGCCTTGAGTTGCTTGGCCGAACGGTCGAGCCCGCCATGATCGTCTGCGAAGTTCCATGTGGCGATGAAGAGTAGGCGAGCGTTCGGCGAACATTCGCCGACTCGTCTGTCCGTCCAGAATTCTGGTTTGACCGTCCGAATGCGTGCCATCAGGGCACGAGCCAATGAATGACCGCAGTCCAGAAAATCGCGATGAGGATCAACAGGACCTTCCACACGCGAGCGCGGAGCGGATCGTGATGGGCTCGCAGCATTAGCCGACTCGGGTTTCGCGCTGCATCCGCGGCGTGGGTTTGTTGAGCTCGAGGAGCTGCGTCGCGGTGACTAATTGTTCCCGTCGCGCCGCTTTCTCGATGAGCTTTGGCCACACAGTGGGAGGGATGCGACCGCGGAAGCGCCACCGCTTAACTGTGTCGTACTTCTCATCCAGGTCGTCCGCCATCACCTGGATGGAGGGCCAGATCGCGAATATGTCCCGTAACTCTTGCATCGAGCACACTATACCGGGACTATTTATCCTAGCAAGCGGGGATAAGTTTTTCGGTGACTGGACTCGTTCTACAATTGAATATTCTGGGGATGCAGCCGAAGCGCCGCCCCAGCACTCCCCGCCAGTACAGGGAGGATTTCATTGCCAGGATTGAGGCGGCGCGACTCGTGGCTGGAATGGATCGAGAACAAGTCGTAGATGCGCTGTGCAAGCGCACGGGCCTGCCTATCAAGCTCGACACTTATAAGAAATGGGAAAGTCGTGCTCTTCTACCGCACCATCTCATAATCCCGTTCTGCGAAGTTACCGGCGCCGACCCCTATATGATCCTCACCGGCGTCCCTTTCAAATTGGGCCGCGCACTCCCGACGGCCTCACGAAGCCACGCGGCTTAGCTGATCCCCCGCACTACCTGACTGTCGTGAAGTAGGCTTTAGTCTCAGGCCTGTGACGCACTTTGCATTCGCGGGGATAAGATGTCCTTGCGTTCCGGGACAAGTTGTCCCAGACTCTCTCCCCATGAACCCGGTCGTGAACAATCCGCAGCTGACAAACCCCTTGTGCGGCGCGATTTGCGATCCGGGTTCTCCCTCGAGGAGAGCCATCATGAAGAACGATCTGGCCGCCCGCGCCAAAGCCTACGCCGCCTATTCCGCAGCCTATGCGGCTGATCCGGCACAGGCGATGTTTGTCGAGCAGGTGCGCAGGGATGCTGAAGCTGCGCATCGATGGTTGGAACAGCAGAAGGGACAAACATCATGAACGATCCGGTTGATGTGAGTTCCCAGTCACCTGCTGAATCAACCTATCTGGGAGACGGCGTGTATGCCTCCTTCGATGGTTACCACATCTGGCTGAAGACAGGCGATGGCCAGAACCCACAGATTGCCCTGGAGCCGAGTGTGTACTTCTCACTGCGGCGCTATGCCAAAAGTATCTGGGGAAAAGACGCATGACCGACCAACAGCAGTCCGCCATCCGCGCTCGCGGTTTAGCCCGCCAAGCTACAGAGGATCGCATCCGCGCCGAGCGCACGTTGGAAGTGCTGCGCAGGAAGGAACAGGACCTATGTAACGCCGCCCTCTTGGCTGAGGCTGCGCTAGCTGGAGTGATTTCATGAGCGTCGCGGATATCTATCAGGACATGTACCTCGACGTCTGCAAAGAGTTGGATGCCACACGCCGACGCTTGCTCGATGAGATTCATGCCGAACGCATGCGGGTGATCCAACTCGAAGGTCAACGCCTGATGCTGCTGTCGCATATCAACAACTGCGCCAAAGCGATGAAGAACACGCATCCCAGCACCGCTGCCTACATGGCCCAATTCGCTGACCAACTGAGGAACAGTTATGAAGCCGCGCCGCCCAAAGTCGCTGTCTTGCCCACATGTGAGGCTCGGTGTTTGGACAAATCCGTTCATGGACATTCGGGAGACGTACGCAGCGCGCCGGTACATACAGAAGCGGGTTCGACTCTCGCAGCGCCGTTCTGAGGGGCAGCCATGAACCGCTTTTTCACAGCCTGTCTTTTCCTCAGCGGCGGCGCCAGCCTCATGCGAGCCGCGGAATGTTGGATCCAACACCAGTGGGCCGGCTGGATGTGGCTCATCTGCGCGTTGATCGCTACCGTGGCGGGCTCGTGGCGACTGGAGGACAGAAGCACTTATTTCGATGGCTATCGGGATGCGCTGTTGGAGCAGAAACAACCACCTGACAGGAGTAAACGCTCATGAGTCGCGGGCACTACCGACACGATCCCGCCATCAGCTTCGATTGCCAAGCGAGCGACATTCCGGTCGATCAGACCCCATTGCCACCCGTCGAGCCGCGTAGGCCCCCTCACGAAGCGGGATGTTTTTGCGCTTCTTGCTGGCAGGCTGGGTTGGAATACGCTGATTATTTGCAACAGAAAAGGATGAATGAATTGTGAATGCCATGGTTCCACTGGAGAATCAGCCCCCGCAGATGCTCGTGCAGCTCGGCACGCTGCAGGCGAGCACACCCGCCGCGCTGGTCTCGGGAGCAACACAGATTGCTGACACGCTCGCGACGATCATTCGGAAGAACAAACTCGCCAGCACTATCCAGGGTAAGGAGTACGTGCGTGTCGAGGGCTGGACCACGCTGGCCGCCCTGCTGGGAGTGATTCCGCGAGAGGATAGCGTGGAGGCATTGGAGGATGGCGGGTATGTCGCCAAAGTCTCTCTGGTACGCATGGCCGATGGCGCCGTGATTTCCAGTGCCTCCTCTGAGTGCGGAATGGACGAACCGACATGGGCCGGTCGAGCTCGTTACGCCCGGCGGTCCATGGCTGTCACCCGCGCCACCGGCAAAGCCGCGCGGCTCGCGTTCTCGTGGGTCATGGCGCTGGCCGGATTCGAAGCGACGCCCGCCGAGGAAATGCCTTCAGATCGCCATGAGTCCGCGGATGCGAACACGGTGCCGTCTGGCAAACATCGGGGCAAGAAATGGGCAGATATCGGAGATGACTATCTCGGTTGGGTTATCTCGTCGGACAAAGCCCCTGCCCCTCTCAAGGTGGGCGCTCAGGCGGAACTCGACCGTCGTGTCGCTTTCGATGACGAGAGCATCCCGCACTAACATGGCACGCCTTCACCTCAAAAGGGTCCTCACCGGCTTTGTACCCGCCGACGAACCGAGTCTAACGCTCTTGCGCAAGTACAAGGTCGGTGAGGTTTATCGCGCCGATGTGGTGAAGCCGCGCAGTTACCAACACCACAAGCTGATCATGGCGCTGCTCAATCTGACCTACGAGAACCTGCCGGAGAAGTACTCGCGATCGTATGCCAGTTTCAATCAGTTCCGCTACGCCGTGGCCATGGCATCCGGGCACAGCGAATCGTATGTCAGCCTTGAGGGCGAGATCTGCACGATGCCCAAAAGCCTGAGTTACGAGGCGATTCCGGACGATGTTGAGTTTGGCAAGGTCGCATCGGCGATGATGACGGTCTGCGCTCGCATCCTAGAAATGAGCGAACCGGACCTTGCGGCCGAGGTATCGAAGTACGCGGATGCTCACTATGGAGCAGCCGCATGAAGCCGAAGTCAGTCTGCAATTACGTGGCGGCCCTATGGTATTGCATGCGCCCTCTCGCTCCGAAGTACCAGAGCCGCGAGGCTTGGTTGGCGCATTGCAAAAAGACCGGCAAGAGCCCGGATGGGACGAAGCGGTGAGTACCATCGATTTCGACATGCTGGCCAGCTACGTAAAGACCCGCAAGGTTACGGCAGTGGCGGCCTGGTGCGCTCGAAATCGCGTGCTGACCTTTCGGGATGCGAAGGGTCGACCCTGCACTACAGTGGAAGCGCTCAACCGGGCGCTGTATCGTGGAAAAAACAACGAGAATGAGCCGGATTACGAATGGGAAAGCTCACCTGCGGACTCACCATCCCGGCTGTCTTCGAGAAAGACGGGCGCTATTACAAGGTTGTCCGAAACGAATGGATCGGACTTTCCCGGATCGATGAGGGTGTCCAAGCGCTTCACCGGTCACTTTTCGAGCTCGACCCCGCACGCCCTGGGACGATCGGCCAAATGATCGACTCCTATCGCGCCGCGGGCATGGACGGGCTGAAGCCTACGACGCAGGCGCGTTATGGGCTCATCCTGACGCGGTTGGACAAAACCTTCGGCAAGATGCGGATCGGCACTCTGCGCCCTTCCCAGGTCGCCGTATTCCTCGAGAAGCGCCGCAAGAAAGGCCGGGGAGCAATTGCAGCGAATCGGGAGAGGGCCGTCCTATCCTCGGTGCACGAATTTGCACTGAGACAGGGCTGGATCGAGTCCAACCCATGCCGAGAAGTGCGCCGGAACAGCGAGAAGCCCCGCAAGCGATTCGTGACGGACATCGAATTCCTCGAAGCCTTCGAGCGCGCGCCCCTGCCGTTTCAGGATCTGATTGCGGTGGCCTATCTCACCGGCTGCCGGCAGACCGATGTCATCGGCTGGAAGCGCATCGAGCACTTGAAGCCGGAAGGGATTGTGTTCGTGGAGAGCAAGACCGGCAAGCCCCACACCAAGCAATGGTCGGAAGCGCTGCGGTTCTTTGTGCGCCGGGCGATGGAGCGCTTTCCGGAAGCCGAGTACGTGTTCACCAACAAGTTTGGTCAGCAGTGGACCGTCTGGGCGATCAACAGCCAGAAGAAGCGCATGGGGCTGACGTGGGCATTTCGGGATCTGCGTTCGAAGGCGCAGAGTGATTCAGAGCATTCTGTGTTGGGACATGCCGCCGCGATGGAGAACGTCTATCGCAAGGCGCTGATCACGAGGCCGGTACGATGAAGCGCGACCTACCGCCGCGAATGCACTGGAAAGATGGCGGCTTTTATTACGTCCGTGGCAATAAATGGACGCATTTGGGTGGTGATCGCCTAAGCGCCAATGCTCGGTACTCCCGTATCGAGCATGGATTGGACGCGGGCGGCAATGGCGGTCCGGCATGGCTTTCGATGGAGCGCTATATGCCTCAGGTGTTCCACACGGCCCGCAAGAACGCACGGACGAGAGAAATTTCGTTCGTCCTTACGCGCATCGAATACGACGTGATTGTCAAACGAGCCGCGGGCCTGTGTGAGGTGACCGGGATTCCCTTTCAGCTAGCAATACGGCCCGGTTCCCAGCGCAGGCCTTGGGCACCGAGCCTCGACCGAATTTCAGCAGCTGACCACTATCATGATGCAAATTGCCGTCTCGTTTGCGGCATCGTCAATGCGGCGATGAGTGACTGGGGCGAGGACGTTTTCTGGAATTTGGTGCGTCGTGCTAAACGAAAACTTTGAGGATGGTTCCCAAGTGTTAGAGGAAAAAGTGGTGGGCCGTGTAGGAGTCGAACCTACGACCAAGAGATTAAGAGCCGTTTGCCTCTGTCCACAATCTCTCGGTAAAACCAGCCTTTCGTCTCTAAGCCACCTGTTGGTTTCGGCTCCAAAAGGCCCGTCATTTCGGCCGCCTCTTAGAGACCTCTAGGGGCGCCCATGAACCACCGCATCAAGTTCGCTCTGTGCCTCCTCGCCATGCTTGCTGTGATGGGATTGATGGTATGGGCTTTCGCACATTTCAACATCACAGCAAGTGAACGACATCCGTGAACATTGCTCGCTGACGAATAAGATCAATGCCGTCTGGATGCGTTCACCAATGGAAATATTTCGAGACCGTCGAGACTCTCAAGGGCGGATGTGGTTTTGAGCGGTGCGAGCACTGCGGGACTGAGCGTGTAGCAAAGAACCGTCGTTCGGAGAAAGCTGGAGATCAACAGCCATGAATGATGTTGTTCGAACATCGGATGCGAAGCTCACAGAGCACCCGCGCGTCATCGGGCTTTTCCGAATAGTCAGAAAGATGGCAGACGGTCTCTACGTCATCGAAACCGGCGAGAAGGCCGAACCCGCCATGTGGACGCTCCGCAAGCTGCGCAAGACGACCCACTGCTCTGCGACCCGCAAGACCCTCAACAAAGGCGAACTGCACTACGGGCCAATTGGCAATATGGATTATCGAAGCTGGCGCATTCATCGGCAGTTTGTGGAGGAACGACGGCTGGAAAAAGCGCACGGTAACGAGACGCGCGAACCACATATGACGGAGTTGGAATAACTTCGTTGTATAGATCAAGCCGCTCGAAAGTTTGTAGAGAAGGCTGAATTTAGGGGTGAGTGGAAAAGTTACCCAGAATGGCATGCTCTAAATGCGGCGCTGTTTGACAGTCGTTCTCAGAAAGCCAAAGTGTGCGGTGGTTGCGGTCACGACATCATCCCCGCAATCAATGCGGTCGGCTATCAGTGCCCATGCGGGCATTACACAGCTCTGAGCGAGGACGTATGACCGAAGTGGAACAGTTGAGGGATGCATTACAGCGGATCAAGGATATCACCGATGTAGACAATCCGGACTCGTATCGGTGCGACGACCGGGAAGGCTGCCTCGATATGGTCTTTGCGGTGGCCTCCGAGGCACTAACGCCGTCGTCGGGCAAGGAAGGTGGCGCATGATTGGCTTGGTCAACATGATTCGAGCGGCTGTACGTGTTGAACATCCGCTGCAGTGCGATGACTGGGAACCCGTATCGCGAGAACAGGTACGACTCATGAGAGACACGTGGTCGTTTCCGATCAGTCGCTATTACTACCGGCTTTTAGATGAGTGCCCTTTGCGCATACCGCCCACTCCACAGTACGAGGCAAAATCCGGTGGGTGACCTCGTAGACGACCTGGAGGCAGAAGGCAGTCCGCTGTCGCTGCGTGCGGCCCGCTATATCCGCATCAAGCGCAAGAACGAGGAGCTGGAGCGGGCCGAGCATCGGCGGGTATGCGAGCGGCTTTACAACAGACCGAACGATAAACAGCACTGCGAACAACAACAGGAGAAATGATGGATACCTTCAACAAATTCATGGTTGGCGTCCAGGGCGACAAGATCACCCTGATGAACATCCGGGGTCCGTCGTACCTCTCGAAGGAGGAAGCCCTGAATCTGGCCGCATGGCTGGTCTCACTGGCAGATCCAGGCGGTGAACAGTTCACCGACATGCTGAGCGCCGTACAGAATGGAGATTGAGGCCACCTACTACACCCCTGAGCCGGCCACGGAGCCGTGGTGGAACGCATCCCCAAGGTGCATACATTGCAACGAAACCGGCGGGATGCACCTGGTGACCGACGACGAGCGGCTGAGATGCGTGCCGCCTGAACCGCCTTCGAATACATCCTGTCCTGACGTTTCGTTCCCGGAGACCAAATGAGCAACGAACAATCCTGCGTCGGCTGCAAGTTCCTATTTGCGCAAGATACCGGCTATAGCAACTACACGGTCGAAGAAACGACCATGGACTGCGCCGTGAAACTCAATCCGAATCTGCCGTCAGATGAGCCATATGACTGGCATCGGGACCCGGATAACTGGCCGAAGACCAATGCATCGCGTTGTGAGCGCTATGAGACGGGCCCAGAAGTAAGGCTCGACGTTGATGGTGATGACACTGTCGAAAGTCAGACGCAAGACACCGAAGTGATCGCTGCTATCAAGGGTTCATCGGACAATGGATGAGATCAACACCAAGGTGACGCTTGATTTCGAGCAGCGTGCCCGTGCCATCAGGCTGGAGAGCGCAGTTAGTGATGACGAGTACGCTGCAGCGGCAGAAATCATCTACCTGCGCGACGAACTGGCCCGATTGCAGCCCATTCCTGCAGCGAGTCGCAATCCTTTCCATGCAATGGAGGTTCGCCTAGAAGCAGCCACTGAGCGCCCCGATATTTCTTGTCTGTTAGCAGACCTTCGCAAAATTGCCGATGACTTCTACACGCACGGTCTAATCGCACGCATGGCCACCGTGCACTCGGCGATTGCAACCATCAGCAACTGCAGTCCTTTCCTGAAAGATGATGAGACACCGGCCGAATGTATTGACCGCAACCGCAAGGATATAACTACCGCTCTGGGCCTATTAGCCGCAGAGAAGCGGAAGAATGAACAGAGTGCTTCGCACAGCGCAGGAGCGTCCGGTGAGTAACCGCGATTGCAACGGCGACTTTTATGAAGTCAACGGCAACAGATGGTATCGATGCCTGTGGGATAATACTGTCATCCCGGCAGAGAATTGCAAGGGCGGCTGCCCTCACTGTGAGCGGAAGATCGACGCCTCCGATCATGGGAAAGTCCAGTTCCGTCAGTTCCTCGTGACAGAAGTGTTTTATGACACCCGCTGGTATGGACATTCCACTGAGAATCTCAGCGCGTCATCGGAAACCGTGTGCGAGCAACGTTAGTGCATGTAGTCACATTCAGCGGCGGTGTCAGTTCGTGGGCAGCAGCCAAGCGCGTTGCCGAAAAACATGGCACGCAGAACATGCTATTGCTATTTGCTGACACACGCAAAGAGGATCCAGATACCTATCGATTCCTAATTGAGGCCGCGTGGAACGTAGGCGCACCACTGAGAGTAATTGCTGACGGACGTACGCCTATGCAGGTTATGAAGGATGAGAAGTTCCTCGCGAACTCTCGATTCGATGTGTGCTCCAGAATTCTGAAACGTGAACTAATCGACCGTTGGCTTACCGAGAACTGCGATCGTCCGATGACCTCAGTCTACTGCGGGATAGATTGGACAGAAGAACATCGTTATATCCGGCTGAGGGATCATCGGCTTAAAGAAGGTTGGTATTACCACGCGCCACTTTGTGAACCGCCCTATGTGCTGAAAAAGGATTTATTGAGGGAATTGGAAAAGGTTCATGGCATTCGACCGCCCCGCATGTATGAACTGGGCTTTAGCCACAACAACTGTGGAGGCGAGTGCGTGAAAGCGGGTCAGGGGCATATGAAGCGCCTCTACACGACCCTTCCTGAGCGTTTCCGAAGCTTCGAGCAAGACGAGCAGGACCTGATCGAGCTCATTGGCAAGCCTGTATCGATTCTTACGGATCGCAGCGGTGATGGCAAAAAGAAGCCCCTAACACTGAAAGATTTCCGGATTAGCATTGAAGGCGGAGCACAAGTCGATGCATTCGAAATCGGGGGTTGCGGATGTTTTTCAGATATAGAGGCCGCGTAATGTACGCTCTTAACTCAAACCCGTTCACAGGAGAATAACTATGAATCAAGCGGAGTTTAGAACAGTTCTCGATTGGTGGATGTGCTCAGATCCGTTCCCGGAAGGCGTCAACAAACAGATCGTCGACGACTGGCTAGACCGCGAGGCGAAGGAGCGCGGCTACATCGATCTGGTCGGCGCGTATCACGAAGCGCCACGCCCATGACAAATCCGAAGGTCAAGACATACATGTTGTATGTCCAAGGCGCGTGCCACGTCGGCCCGAACGGCAATGAATACGCCGATTATGAGGCTCCACTGGTGTCGCTCAAGGACTACGAGGTCCTGCGCGGCAACCTGAGTCTGGCCGAGGAAGGCTTGGCGAATGCAACGCAGGAGAGCGCCAGTCTAACTATTCAACGTGATCACTGGCTGGAAATCGCCCGCCAGAAGGACAGCCTGATCGACACACAGGATGCAGCGCAAACCTCGCTGCATGCCGAGAACATCAGGCTGCGTGACTGCTGGTCCGAAGCGCTGGCGAACGTCACGGCGCGCAATCAGAAGATTGAGCAACTGAAGTACGAGAACGACGCGCTCGCCACCTGCAACAATATCCTCACGGAAGAAAACGAGAGGTTTATCGCTGAGCGCCCTTCGCACGAACCGTTACTGGGCGCTTCGTTCCCCAGACTAGAATTCGCCGAGCATTGCTGGTGTTGTGTCCGCAACAAGATCACGCTCGAAGTCTTTGGGCCTACCGCGGAGGGCGCGCCCCGGGGCGCAGGCTCGGAACCGTTACCTGTCGCAAATGCTCACTGCAATGGTTGCGGATTAGACTATATCGCAACTCAAAGCCATGTTTGCCCAGCGACTAATTGGAACATTGCTTCAAATAGCAAGAAAAATCAGGTGGCTACGGATGCTGGACTGATACGTCATTCATCATTTGATCGGGATTTGCCTTGCTGGCACGAGCTGCCACGGGCATGGAAAGTCCGTCTATCTGAGAGAACCTCCGAATGACTGACTATCTCGACCAATTAGCGAAGGCTTGGGGCCTCAGTGGCTATGCCGAATTGCGCGCGATCTGGGATTCAGGCCATGCCGTCGCGGTAGATATCCACACTGGAAAGTGTGCCTTGGTTCCGTTCAACAGTCCATCGTCGCGTCGATGAGAACTACGTCTATTTAAATACACCGAAAATGCTTGCATCAACAGAATATCGGTGTATATTAATACCCATGCCAGATGTCCTGGCGGGGAGACGAAGATGCGCAGTGGAATTCATGGCGGACCAAGGATCGAAGTGCATCCAGACGGAGCGCAGCACGGATACCGTGTGCTTTGGTGGCAGTCTCGGTGGCATACCACTGAGTCACCAGATGAGTGTGCGACGGGATACATGTCCTACGCAGAGGCGCAGGACGAACTTGAGGAATACCGCAATGACCGTGCAGACGAGATGCGCGAGCGTGGCGCTGAGGAGGCTTACGAAGCTGAGTGCGGCCGTGGAGAAGGCTAAGCGCGGTAGGGGGCGCCCTTCCCTTTCTGGCGAGACGGGCGAGCGGTATCAGGTGACGATCCCGCCGACCGTTGCAGACAAGCTGCGGCGGTTTGGCGGCGGATCACTATCAGGCGGAATCATCAAAGCTGCGGCGAAACTGAAGGAGAAGTCATGAAGAAATATTGGCAGAAGTTGATTTACACGGGCTTCGGGCCTCGCATATACCTGCGTCTCTATCGGATTCTCCCGGGGCTCTGACCTGAGCACGCTCATAGCGGATGAGATCGACGTCCGTGTCTTCCCTGCTCCTACCTAGATAGACATTTCAGGAAGGCAAATCAGGTAGTCGAATCGAAAATAAATCTCAAGGTATGAACGCGAGAGCATCAAACTCGCAGCTATCCGTCGCCAGATTGACTCCCGGACCCGCTTGGTGCTGGAAAGATACTTTGTAGATGTCCAGTCCCGGCAGATTGCCATAAGCGCTCAAAGGAATGGTGTAGGTATTCCACTGACCAATCACCATAGGATTGGGTCCGTACTGCATGATATTGACGCCCCCGGGCTTGCTGCCGGGGATCGGAACATCGCCGATCATTTCCATGCCTGAAATGAACGTGGAGGGCTGAGTCGGCCGAATCTTGACAGTGACTTTGGTGAAGGGCTTGGTGCTGAGATTGTCATTCGGCATGCGCGGTTGCCACGCAGCATCTCCCTTCAGGAGCACCGTCTTTCCGTAGCTGAGCGACCAGGGTTGATTGCCGTAGCTGTAATCCAGGTTCCCGTTGGTCGAAACACCCCCATTGAAGATGTAGAACGCTCCTGCCGGTGGTGTGGTCACGGGAGGGGTCACCCCCGGGGGCGTAGTGCCCACAGGAATCAGCGGAGCGACCTGTTTAGCGAGAGCGGCGAGTTCGGCAGCGGTGAAAGAAATGGTGGCCATGATTTTATCTACCTTGTGATTTGCTCCCCTGTTGTGAAACAGAGATGCGTTTATTCATTGCTTGTTGCTTCCAGGTAGCCCATCGGCAGTTCCCTGGTTCGTAATTTCCATTGTTATCTGGAAATCGATCAATCGAATGGTCTGTCGTAGGACGTTCCCCAACATCGCCCAAGAATGCCGCGAAAGAAGAACGCCAACGGGCGCACACTTCAATTCCTCTGCCACCATAATTATGGAAATCAGGATGTGTTGGATAAGTGCATCGGCTAATCATATTTACCCAGGAAGAATAAGTCCTTGAGTAGCCACTATGTGGCGCATGCCCATGCTTAAATTGAACGGCACGCCTTAGACAGCCGCACGATCGCGTCTCGCAATTAAGAAGTTTGGTACCTTTGAAAATTCCGAACGTACCGCAATCACATACGCAGAAATATCGGATATGGCCGCCGCTGCTTCGATCTGCTTCCGCAAGTACTGTCAACCTCTCGAACCGTTGTCCCACGGCTATATTTTTCTTTGCTGGCATTCCAACATCCTAACTCATCTGCCTTGAGACTTCGCGGTGGCAATCGCCGCAGCCAACGCGGTTTCCGCCGAGTCATCGGCACCTACGATAGTGGCCCATTGTTCGGGTGTGAGCATGGTCTGCCCATTCGCCTGGGCGGTCTGGATTAGCTGACTGATCTGGCCGGCGTTTTTCAGGAGTTCTACCAGCAGATCGACAGCAACGGCAACAGCAGTACCCATATCATTTGCTCCCGTGAGTGTTGAGGTAGGCCTGCAAGGCCTGCAGCGCGCTCGTGGCGAGCACGAGGTTCTTCTGGGCGCCTGCGGTATCCCCGGCGGTCTCAGCGGCTTTGGCGGTATCCAGCAGCGTTCTCGAGGTGGTGGCGATGGTCTGCACTTGAATGGCATCTGCGCTCGACAGGCTGCCCGCATTCAGCGCCGTGGTGGTCGCCGAGATGACCGCGGTGTGAATGCCATAGGCGTTCGCCAACTGCTGATCGAATCCTTTCGGAGTACTGAGTCCGAGCTGGGCGCAGCTAGCCAGAAGGAGCATGAGGAGTAGGAGGAACTGGGGTTTCATTGGGTGCTCCATTGATTTGGTCAGCGGCGGATTTGGTGAGCGTGACGACGGGCGGGATGGGGATTGTGGGAGCAACCCGGGCATGCAATGCCATATAGGCCGAGATCGCCGCGATTCCATCCAGAATGAATGACACAATGTCAGTAACCGTCAGGCCGAACACGGATGCATCGAAGTGCCACTGCTTCTGTGCGTAATCGAGCAATCGGGTGGCGATGATGGTTGCGATACCCACAATGATCCGGGATCGGTACCACGGAAGTGCGACGGGATCAGTCATTTAACACCACCCCACGTTAAAGAAAAATGATTGCCATCAACGCGGCTAATGAAATCACCGCCCCAGCAACAATCTGGATCCAGCGTCTTCCAGAATTCACCTAACAATTCATAATCGCGACTATCGGTCAGATAGACCTGATCTTTGAACAACTGCAGGTCGACCGCCAGACGCTGCGTGTGCAGGCTGTGCGCGATCCCGGCCCCGTTCTTGGCATTGAGTGCGGCTTGTTCAGGCGTGCGATAGAACTCACCAGCCGTCAGCTCATACCCTTGCGAATAGGTATAGTCGATTAATCGTGCGATGAGAGGTAGAAATCTGCGTTGCTGCTCACCGAGAGTCACTGTTGCACGCTTTGCCGACGCACGCGCGGGATATCGAGTTTCGTGAGCGCCAGTTCAATCTCCATGTCATGGACGAGCAGATCATTGCTATGCCGCTGCACCCGGGCTTCGACGGCGTCCATTCGTTTACGCATATCGAGCATCTGCGTTTCCAAGCGCACGACCGCACCGCGCGCGCCGGCAAAGCCGCCGGCAAGACCACAAATCAGTGTTAGACCCGGAATCAGCAAGTCAGTCATATCAATTCTGTGCAACTGGCGTGGGCGGCGGCAGCATCAGAGGATCACCGTGCGCCACTCTAGTCATGGCGAAGCGATTGCCATCGGTACTGAGTGATTGAGTCTTGGTCTTCCCCGTGGTGAAGCTGCGAATCGAGCCGTCCTTCAGGAACTGCACGTAACTCGGCACCGCCAACTGCTTCGCGATCTCGATATCGTTGGGCGAGAAATATTGTCCATTCACATCGCTCCCCGGATGCGTGTGATAAATCCCGGACAACTTCTGACTGTCACCGGTCGCAGCCTTGAGCGCGAAGTGATCATGCTGATTTTGCGTGGTCGGGATGGAATAGGCGTATTTGCCATCGGGCATCTGATAGATCACGCCTGCTTGCTCGAGATCCCCCGGAGTCAGACGTCCGAACGCCGCTTGGGCAGCCTCATCGGTCGTGCCATACATCGGAGAGGTTGGATCGAGTGAGGCCTTCGGCATCATGGTGCTCGCAATCTGGGCCATGAGAGCCGCGCGTTCTTCTTCAGGGGTTGCCAAGGGTGCCTCGCAACTCATTGTCCGACAGTGAATCATAACCATGCGGCTGGCCGTTCAGGAAAAGATGAATTGTCTCGCAGCAATCCTCCAAGGCAATAATCTCATGCGGCTGTGACCACTCCAGATCGTAAACTCCCGGTCCACAGATGCGCGGGCGTTGATCAGTCAACAGCATGACAGATCCGCGCATGACAATGAGATTGTGCGCCAACTCAGCCTCATGGACGTGTTTGGGGATCGCATCGCCACGGGAATCGAACCAATAATGAATGCCGAAAACCTGACCCGACTGGTAGTGTTCGAAGTGCGTCACGTATATCGGAAGATGGACTGACCGCTTCCGCCTGCGCCACCCGGATGGCCCGTCCCGACACCGCCGGCAGATCCACCCCCGTTACCCGTGCCGTTGGTTCCTGCGATTCCATTGCCTGTTCCCCCGGGCCCGGCGGCATTGCCTGCCGTGTTGGTCGTATTGCCACCGGATGCGGTACCTCCCGCACCCCCGCCCGTTCCGCTGACTGCACCCGCACCCCCACCCGCATTCATCGTGGCGGGAACCGCATAGGTTCCGGAACTGATCGCAGAAGCCCCTCCTGCCCCTCCAGTGCCGACACCCGCGGTTCCAGCCGCCCCATTGCTCCAATTGATGGTTTTGCCCCAATCGGCTGGAATAATGGCCACTATGGTCTTGCAGTAGCCGCCCGAAGCGCCCTTGAATCCGGCGGAAGCTCCGCATCCGCTGCCAGTCCCGCCTGCACCACCGCCGGAGCCGCCCCAGTTTTCAATGGTCAATCCAGTGCAGTAGATGGGAATCGTATCGGTTCCGGAACCGGCGGCCAGGTGCGAACTCGTCACGGGCACAAAGCGCGGCGTACCCCCGGCGAGCACATTCAGCAGGCCGCTCATCAGGTCAAACCCGCGCCATTGATCAGCCATTGTGTGGACTGTGTTTTGATCGCAGTCGCGACACCCGAATTGGCCAGTGTGCGTGTACCCACCGTTGACCCAGAGCCAGCCAAAACCATTTGATCGGTGTTGATGGCAATTGATATGTTGGAACCGCTGGTGTTGCAGAACGTCAGGACCGTCCCGAGAGGGTAGGCAACGGATGCATTGGCAGGAATCGTGAAGGTAATACCGCCCGTGACGGTCATCATCTGTTTTCCACGATCCCCCAGCACACACGTGTAATTGGCACTTTGCAGATTTTGCGGACAATCGCGCCATCCCACATCCTGCAAATTATTGGATTGGTCAATCGCTCGCAAAATACCCGCAGTCGTAATGGCCGCGGCGTTGGTCCCTGTGCCTGCATCGCCCCCCACAAACCATGAATGTGATCCAGTGGAAAAGGCGACATAATTCATGCTGCCGGTAAAATCATTTCGAATGCGGCCTGAGAGCACTGAGTTTGCAAACCAATCGACCAGGGTCTGAGCGGCTGCATTGGCATTGATGAGCCGTAGAGTCGGATTCGCGACAGTGGTGTTATTGTTGTTTAGATCGAGTCCGCTACTCGTATTCGTCGGAATGATGACGATATTACCCGTCGAATTGACTGTTACTTTTCCGCCCGATAATTGCACTGTTCCGGTATTGGCAAAGTTCAAAACACCCGTCAGATTCTGCCCATTCCAGTCCATGGCGGCCGATGGCTTGTTGAGGCCATCTTTCGTAACGCAGTTATTCAGGCCGCCCGCAAAACCATCATCCTCCTGATCGAACAGCGCCGCCTGTGGATTAATGGAGTTTGCTTTGTCACTGACCCAGTTGCGAAACCGGGTATAGACGCCACCTGACCAACCGCCCATTACAGTACTCCCCCGGGTTCTTCCAAATAGTTGGTGGCGTACCATTGCACGCGCTGTGAATTCAGCTGCATCTGCACAGCGATCCCCACAAAAAAGCCAGCCCCCGAGGCCGAGCACCATTGATTGCTGGTCAAGTCCCCACCGCCCCACGGTTGGGTGTCCCACGGTGAGGATTCCCACAACGGCCATGTGGACCCTGTGAAATCCAACAGGTTCTGATTGATCATGGGAATGAGGGATTTGAAATCAAACCCCACGTTCACCACGTAATTGAGCGTGGCGGCCTGTCGACTCAGGAAAAGCCGCAGCCCCGACAGTCGTTTCTCCTTACTGGGATTTTGCAGATCATTCCATGACGGCTGGCCGTTGCATAAAATGGCTGCGCCATTGTCGGTCATGCCACTGTCAGCCTTGATGACCGTTCCAGCCGCAGTGCCGTAATATAGATTGTCGTTGTACAGCCCCCAACACAGTGCGTTTTGACCGGTGAATCGGCACCATGCCTTGGTTTCGGTGTTGAAAACGTGCTGTTGGAAATCCGTGGTCGAGGTGGGGATGTTGATCAGCGCATAATTGCCATTCGGATACTGCTGCATGTGCCAGCCAAAGAGCCCACTGAATGAGGCCGCGGCATCGATGACCGCTTGACGGATTTTGGTGGAGATCGCGCTCGAAGACTCGTTGAAGTCGCCGCTTTGGAAGATCTGCGCAAGCGACACGTAACCGGACTTGGTCGCAATGACGACATCCGCACCAATCTTCTTGATCGCCCGCTTGCTGATCGGAGCGCCCAAGTTATATCGGCCCACGAGCGACCAATCTGTCGTCGTGCTCGGATCAGAGCCCAAATAGGCCAATATGACCCCAGAACTCATTACGAACACAGCCGCATCATTGGGGCCATTTCCGGAATCGATCGACCACGTCACCATGGCCATGAGATTGCCACCGGTGTTGGGCAATCGGCCTAAGGGAAATTTCGAGAGCACGCCACCCAAGGCGTTGGTGGCCGAAAACCAGAAGTCCTGACTACGATCGTCCCAGAAATAAGATCGGGCCTTGTGGATCTGGATTCCATTGAGGTTCGCAGGTGTTAATCCACTGCCCGAAATCGTCATGGCCGAGACCGTCGCGCCATCGTAGTTCTGCGGGGCATCCGAGCCGTTTACCAGTCCCATGCGCGCGCCGCCGGATGCATCATCGAACTGCGCACAATCCCAGACATCGGATGCAAAACCCGTGGCGAGGGAGACGCCAGCACCCGCGGCGGATATATCCCAGATCTTGCCGCCGGCCATGCCTAAAAACTTGCGCGTGGTCTTTGCGTTGAACTCAAATACCGTGCGAACCGCGCCGCCGAGCGTATTCGCGTAGGCCGTTCCGCCTGCACGGGTTCGACACGAGCCCAGGCCGGGAAACCAGTTGTCCAACACGACTGCGTCTTCCGGCGGCATTGCGGCCAAGGCATCGCGTGCGTTCCAGCCTCCCACGGGACTCGGAAACGGAATCGGCTCCGCTTTCTGCTGCCGATTGATGCCTCTGCGCGCAGCCATTAGCCCGTGTAGCCTGTGCTAGGCAAGGTGGGCAGCGGCGGCCAGATCTCGTAGTCGATGCCGGCATTCACCGGGATCTTGGGTACATCGCGACCGAAGGTGGATTCAAAGACCTGATCAAATTCGTCTTTCGCTTCCGCGTAGGCCAATCCCTTGCGTTCGAGGAATCGCCACGTCAGATCGAGCTCGAGGAGATCCTCATCGATCAGGCTGACCTGTGCGTCCGCCGTAAATGAATTGGCCGGATTGGCACCCCCGACATCCGTCACCCAGTTCCTGGAGATGTACTCAATGACGAGGTTATCGACACCACCGGGAGTGGGATCCAGATAGATCAGCCCTCCCTTGATACGAAAGCGCGTGCGCGGCGTAGTCGTCTGGGTGCCGGACTTGTAGCGCTGCCATTCAGACGGGCTCAGCGAGCCTCGTAGCGCCCAGAATTGACTGCGATCCCACGCGGTGTAGTCGAGGAAATATTTCAGGTCGCTGGGAAAGGCGTATGTCGCCGTCGCCGCCACCGTGGCGAAGGTGTATTCCTTCTGCAGAATCTCCCAGGGCTTCCAGGCGAGCTTCTTGCCGCCCTTATTCAGCAGGCGCAACAATAGGATGGCGGTATCGTCCGGATTGCCGATGATCGTCGCAGGCGCAGAGAAGCCGCTGGCTCCTGCAGCCGCCTGACAGATCGAGAGCAGCGACATTTACGCCTCCGGAAGCGGGATCGCTTTCTTCTTCGGCCCCGGCTTCTTCTTCACCGTTTTGAGCTTGGCGTTCTCCTCCATCAGCTTCTCGATGGTAGCCTGTTGCGAATCCAACTTCGCATCCATGCGCGCGACCAGGTCGAGCAACTGCGGATCGGAGGCTGTAGGCGTGACGGGCTGCATGCGTTCGACCCATTCGATGGCTGCGCGACGCAGTTCGCGAGAGCCCGTTCCCAGATTCTGCAGTCCGATGTCAGAAACGAGAGCCAAATCCTCAATGGTGAACACATTCAATGCGTGATATTGACGCAGGATAGACGGATGCATGCCCACGAGTTTGTTGAGGGGTGTTCCGCGCGCTGCGGCCTTTTCTCCTTTCTGAAATTCCTGCCAGGAAAATGGAAACTCGCGCTTGTCCTCATCCCTGACGGGCCGATGTACTTCAAGGGTGTTGTTCCCACGCACATTCTTGCGGATGAACACTACATCCTCATAAATCTCGACAGGTTTGCCAGCTACTTCACTCGCAATACGAGATTTTGCCGGCTTGAACTCATTCACGATTTCAAACGTGACAATGACATCCTTGCTGTCGTCAGCAGGGACGTACTGACGGATAAACTGCTTCGCTCCTTCGCTCAATCCCGGAGTTTCAGCGGCAAGCGGAGTATTGCTCGGCACTCCAGGCGTGAAGTCGGACGGGTCAAATTCAGGTGCGCCCATAGGTTGCTCCTAGAAATCACTACCCATGAAACCAGTCGTGCTGGTCAGTAGAATTGCAGCCGGGAAATCTGCCAAAAACGTACTCTCAACCACGCCACCCGGAACCAATGTTCCTTGAACATACTGATCGCGGGAATGGAAAAGAGCAGTTGCGAAGGCGACTGCACCACTGCCTGCTTTTGAATAGAAAACCTTCTGCAGATCGCCTTCAAAAGAATTGACTACTATCTTGAAATCATCGTAATTCAATACACTCAATCTCATCTGTCGATTCCTCAAAGAGAACGGGAGCCGAAGCCACGTTGTGATTAGGGCTGTGTGCAATAACGCTGTCCACCCATCACCAAGAAGTTGGTGCGAGTAAATGTCAGTGTTACTGTGCCATCTGCCGTCGCCGCGGCACTCAGCAGGAACGAAGTCGCGCTTCCTGCGCTAGAATTGCGAGCATTCGGACTGTTGTTATATCCCGGCGCCACGGTCGCGCCGCCCGGAATGCCAGTGCCAGACACCGGCAGACCCACGAATACCGCATCCAGATTGGACACGAACACTTCGGTTGAGCCGTTGCGCGTCGTTCCCGTCTTGGTAAAAGTGCTGCTGGCTGCCACGATAATCTGGGCGCCGCCAGCGATCTTCTGATTGGCCGTCACACCACTGGTGATGCCAGCAGCCGCCTGATAGGCCGTACCGACTACACCCGCGGTCACGGACACGCAATTAGCCGCGCCGCTGATCTGATACCACCCAAAGAGATTGGCGACCGTGGGAGCCATCGCAATCGCTACCGGCAGATCACTATTGGCCGTCGCCGCCAGCAACGCCGTCACACCCGTAAGTGAGTTGTAGGTGACAGCAGTTCCAGCAACCGTGGCTGCAACACCTTGCAGATAGATGAATTCCCCGACACCCAAGATCGGGTCAAATGCCCGAATCATGTAGCCGAACGGGAAGTTCTGCACCGTGTCTGTTTCCATCAGACGCGGGCCGCCGTAGTTGGTGGACAGGTTGGCGAGTGCCGAGATGGCGCCCGTGGGCGGTGTCGCCGGACCCGAGGCGACATTGATAGGTTCGAGTGGAATCCACATGTTGGATGCTCCTTAGTTGTTGTTCAGCACGCCCTGGAGGGACGCATTGCTGGTAACAAACTGGCCCGCCCACAGAAGCATCTGCACGAACGAGTCCTGGTTGTAGGCCCGCTCTTGCGGGAGAGGGGTGAAATTGCGCTTCGGCGCGTATTTCAATTTGATGTAATCCGTATTGAGGAAATACATATGCGAGGATGGAATACCGGGATTGTCCTCGTAATATACCGGCACGCCGGTGAAATCGAGCGAGCGGAAACCTGCACCCTGTTTGGACGTCGAGCCGTCGGTGATGCGCTGAATCGCCTGCAGAGAGGCCCAGTAGAACTTGTAGCTGAGACGATCGGCGATGATGATGTTGGTCTTATCCGCACCACGTTGGCAGCGCAGGAACAACTCATCCATGTAGCCTTGGATGTTGGCAGCGGTCATAAACGCACTACCATCCGCATTGGCTCGAAAGAACTGATTGCGCCAAAAGGCGTTCGTCGCGCGGTTGATGCCGCCGACCGTTCCGGTGGCCGGATTGTCCGCCACTAGAAGCTGCAATCCTCCCACGATCTTGCCGCTGGATGCGGTGCCGTCGGAGTACATGCCGAAGGTGAGCTGGTTCTTCATGGTGCGCTCGGCGTTGCCGATGCGACCTTTGAAGAGATTGATGATCTGTTCTTTGCCCGTGTTCTGGACGTCGATTTCCAGACCGTTGGCGGCGACGACGGCGGCCGCCTGGGCCCATGGATATTCCGCCGCCGTGATGACATCCGAGGGACTGATATCCAGGATGTCGTAGCCGGCGTACCACTGGAATCGCCCTTCGGCGTATTCCAATTCCTGCACGATGGTGCGGCCCGTGGCCGATTCCCATCCGTCCTGCTCTTTCAACATGAACAGGAGCGGATTGCCCTTGCTCACGTTATCTGCGGTCTTACCTTGTCGATTGCGAAGCGTCGTTGTGACGATTTCTGACAGTCCCGGCGAGGCCATGGCCTACTCCTGGTGAGGAGCAGGCCATGCATCATTCGGGTGCCCAGTTGGCGAACCCGTCGCGCAGATCCTGCTCCAGAGATTTCGGTTTCGTGGTCCCGTTCGCCGTCCCCGTCCCATTCGGTGTTGCAGCCCGTCGCGCCTTGTCGACCGCAGCCTTGGAAGCTGCGTCTTTCGCTGCCTGGGTGGCCTGGGTGCGCTGGAGTTGCACCCTCTCGAACACCGCATCGTTCATGCGGATCGCCTTGATATAGGCGGTTTCGAGAGCCAGTCCGGGAGTGGCCTTCATCAGTGCCAGGATGTCGCCAGCGACTTCGTCGAAGAACGGATGCGCCGGCTGACCGTCTGCACCTTTCTCATCGGCGAAACTTGCGACCCGAGTCAACTTCTCAGCGTGCGCTGCCTGTTGGGCCTGCGTCGTATAGCTTTCGAACTGACCGGTGACCTGATTGAGCCGTTGCTCCAGTTGCGCGTATTTCGGGTCTACACCCTCCTGAGGTTGGGCCAGAGTTTTCGGGTCCACGCCATAGGTCTGGGCAAGCCACAACAGTGCTTCGCGCGGACTTTCCTGCAGGTATTTGTGACCGCCTACCAGGGACTGGATGAATTGCGGGGCGGACAGGCCTCGCAGCTCCAGATCCCGTTTGAACGGTCCCAAAATCTGGTCGTATTGCTCGCGCTCGCGTCGAAACCCCGCCACTTCCTGGAACTTCGCGTCGTATCCGCGTTGCAACTCGGCTTCACGGGCAATCCAACGCTGTTGGATCTCGGATGGGGCCTTGCTGAAAAGCGACTTGTCCGCTTCGGACCAATGCTGGGGAGCAACGGCTGCTGTAGCCGCTTGTGACTGCGAGTCGCCGACAGGAGCCGCTGAGGATGCGGGCTGCGCTGCACTTGCAGGAGGACTGTCAGCGTCAGCTGGCGTTTCCGCGCCGAACGCTTGAGTCAATTCATCTTCGATCGACAAATCAGCTGCCGTTTCCGGGCTGACCTCAGCTTCCGACATTATCGTTCTCCTGTGAATTTAGCAAGATCGTGAGCTAAAGCGTCAGTTTCGGCGAAACTCGCCACTATTTCGCGTTTTTTAGCCGCTTGCCGATGTTCGAACTCGCCGGGTTCCATCTTCGGCGGAGCAACCGACGAATCGTTGCCCACTTCGACCTTGCCGAACTCGCGGAGCATGTCGCGGTGCTGTTTTCGGGTGGTGACGATGCGCCCGTCGATCCCGACTGCGCGGTAGGGCTCGAATCCGGGCTGTATATGGTAAGAAGCGGTGATGGTCAGGCTCATTTTATGTCCACAATGTGATGGACCCTGATGGCGATCGGCGACGGTTCGGATAGCCTCCTCCTGAGTCCCGCATCGACAGGAGTACATGTACGTGGGCATGGCTAGATATCTCTGGATCGCGGTGTTATTGAATGGCTGCATTGCAAACAAACCGGTCGCGTTGCCGAATGGTCAGCAAGGTATTGCGGTTGATTGCTCGGGTGCCGGCTATAACTGGTCGTATTGCATGAACAAAGCTGCGAAAGCGTGCAAAGGCCCGTACCAGATCGTGTCGCAGGACGGTGATTCTGCTGGATCTGCCCCCATGGGAAACATGACGATTGCTCTGGAATACAGGACCATGATCGTCGCCTGCGGCAAATGAAGCATTGATCGAAACTTCCTTCGCTATCGCTTTCGCGTTTGTCATCGCCGCGTTGGTTCGCGCGCTGGGTCGTTTTATACTTCGCCGCATGCGTGAAGGGACAGCCAAAGATGTGTTATCGACGCGCATTCTGGGCCGCCACGACCGCTCCAGCGGGTCCGGCACTCCGCGGAAGTAATCCTGCGATCTGTTTGAGGATGTCAGGCACTTCCGGTTGCGGTGCCTGACTCTGAGCTGCCCGGATATCCTTCAACTGACCTGCATATCCAATGCGTGCAGCAGCCTTCTGCGCTTCATCGCTCACAATCAATGGTACGCCCGGAATGGCGCGGGCAGCGCGGGTGAGCGAGAGCAGCATGGGTGCCGTGTTGGAGTTGTTCACAGCCGAATATGGCGGCTGGTAGGTCGCGTCCAGTCCCGCACGCGCCAGGTTGCGCAACTCGGTTGCCTTCTGAATGCCGAAGATCCGGGCCAGCTTCGTATCCCCGATGTCATTCAATGCGTCATTGAGTTTGGCACCTGAGAACTGGCCGGAGTTCGGATTGATCGCCTTATCCTGCAGATGTCGGATGACACCGGCCTGGATCGCATCGGTTGCACTCTTCGCCTGCTCAGATGGCAATTTCGCCAAGGTCGTGAGCAGTGAATCGACGTCCTGATCCGCACCGTTGATGACGTTCGTCTGGATGAAATTCTGAGCCGTCTTGCCCTGATTCAACTCACCATAGGCATTCAATGCGCGCTGGGTAGCAGGATTCGCCAGTGTATCGAAGCGCTCAGTCGCAGCTGCGCGAGCGGGCGCCATGGCATTCGATCCCGCGCCCGTCAGTACATCCTGGTCATTTGCCTTGATGAGCTGCGTGACGATGCGGTCGGTCTTCGGATCGCCTGATTTCAAGGTCTGCAGGTACTTCCGGAATTCATCCGCCTGCGTGACCGTCATCGTCTCTGCGGTCGGCTTACCCTGATCATCGAGCATCCCGTAACGGCGCAACCGGCGGGTCACGCTATTGATGACAGGTTCTGCATAGGCGTTATCCGCTACGTCCGGATGGTTTAGTGTGGCCAGAACGTTGCCACCATCCGAGGCCAACTCGTCCCCATGAGCGGCGCGCACCGAATCGTAGACGGCCGACACGTCCTTTTGACTCAAGCTCGCCAGGTCATCGGCCGCTTTCATCGCCGCCATGCCGTGTGCCTCCATGGTGCCCTGAGGGAGGCCTGCGTTTTGCCGCGCCAGTGAGGCGGTGAGCGCGCGATCATTCGCCTCATAGATGCTGGTGAGCTCGCGCCCGGGTCCGGACAGCGATTCATCCGGGCTCTGAGAGAGCTTCTGCAGATTGCGCTCGACGGTCCAATCAGCAGGGTCTCGCGTGACCATGGATTTGGTCGGTGACACACCTTGGGCGATCAGATTGGCCTTGCGCGCGAGCTGGTCAGCGTTCAGTTGACCTGTCTGTTTCAACTGCGCCTGCGCCTCGGCGATCAGCGATTGCTGTGCTTCCGCTGGAACCGATGCAATCGCTGGAACCTGCTTTATGATGTCGTCGACGGTCGAGGGCTGTGCCAGTTCAGATGCGCCGGCCGCCCGTCCCGCGAGCGTTTGATAGAGCTGCCCGGCCTTATCGCCGACTGCACCGGCAACGGGTGCTACTACAGCACCGGTCGCGGCTCCTACCGCCGCATTCTTTCCGCGCTCAAGAAGGCTGTCAGTCGGTGCGAATTCGGCCGCTCCCGCCAATCCGCCCGCAGTGGCGCCCCCAATAGCACGGCCCAGAAAGCCAGGAGCGGCTTCAGGCGCGGCCAGTGCCGCAGGCGCCGCAGCCACACCGGTTCCGAAGACGCGCGCCCAGTCGATGCCCGTCTGACCCGCGGCCGCACGACTCTGATCGTACTGCGCGCGCTCCTGATTCACCTGTGCGGTGTAGTCCGGTGAGGTCGGATCGACCGTCGTCGTCACCGGCTCGTTCTGCTGTGTCTGCGGGTTGTAGACCGCCTGCGGAGTTCGCGGTCCGCCGATCGCGTCCTCAATGTTCAGCACGCCCTGATTGACGCCCTGCCCCAGATCCAACATGCCGCGCCCCATGCGCGCCAACAGTCCCGGCTGCGTGTCCTGAGCCATGCTCGTGAGGAACGCTTTCTGACTCGTCGCTTCCCGATTGCGGCGCTCGATGGTCGCTTTGTTCTGCGGCGTGTCGATCTCGGGTTTATCGGGCACCGCGCCCCAATCCGCAGGGCTTTGAGTCATCGGAACCGCTCCCCAATCGGCTGGACTGCTCATGGCTTCACGTACGCAATGCCATCAGGGCCGACGAACTTCGTTCCCTTGGGCAGTTTGTCAAACTCGGCTTTGCTCGCGACCGACACGGACGCACCGGTTGACTTCGCGATATCCGTTGAAGTTTTTGTCGATGCGAACGCGGACGGCACTGAATTGGTTTGGCCTGCATTGATGGCGGCCAGCTGCCGCTTGTTGTACTCAGCCGGAAAGTCGATGCCCCACCGATCCGGCGGCGCACCTTTGGACCAGCTAGCAAACTGCTGTTGCATGTCGATCTGCTGATCGAATCCTTTGCCCATGAAATCCATGACGCGCTTGATTCCGTTCGGCGTCATCATCCAGTTGGGATTGTTGGCGAGAAATACCTTGAACTCAGTCTGAGTGACGCGATTGGTGACCTGTTTGGCCGCTTCGCCAGCCAACGCAGCCGTGCCCTTCTGGAAGGCTTCTGCATCGCCTGGGTTGATGCTCGTGAGCTTCTGCACCGTGGCCGGATCTGCGCCCATGGCTTGCGCGGCGGCACCGAGCTTCGTCAGCAGCGGCGCACCGGCTCCAGGTGTGAAGCCCTGCAGCAGATTGTCCATTTCCGATAGCGTGCGCTTGCCGGCCATGGCATCCGCGGCTTTGGCCGTGATATCTGCGGCGTAATCCTGCCCCGTCTTCGCCCCCACCTTCTGCCCTTCCAGATCGGCGGCCGTGGGCACGCGCGCGGGTGCCGGCGTGGCGTTTGGGCCGGTGCCAACTGTCGTTGCAGGCACCGCTCCGGCGGCCGTCTGAATGACCGGCTTGGGCGTGCGTCCAATGCCGCCCAGATCATTCACACCCCCGCCATAGGCCGGCGGCGTCGGATAGACATAGCGGCCTTGGCCCGGATGAATCGGATCGTCGACCCATTTGGGCGTATTGGCCTGCGTCGCGGCCGTCGTGGCCGCTGCCTGCCCTGCGTTCACCTCTTCGGATCCGGGCAACTTGGTGACACCCGTGATCTGCCCGTTGGTAATGACCGGGGCGATGCCCTTGCTGATGTCCGGCGGGGCATAGGCGGTTTCGTACTGACCAGTAGCCGGGTTGAAGCGCGCGAGCGGGGAGTTGGCATTGGTCGCGACCGCAGGATTCACCGTGCGCTCGAGGGCGGCGCGGGCTTCGGGTGAATTGCCATAGATAGCCGCGATATTGCGCATCTCGGTCGTGGGCGCGCGCGCCGAGGCGGCGATTTCCACCACCTTGGGATCGACACCGTAGTTAATGGCGTCCTGCGAGGATGAGAGGATCTGCGCCAGGCTCGGGCCGCCGAAGCCGCCGCCGGATGGGGCTGTGGGCGCGGATGAAGGCGGAGCCGGTACAGGAGGCGGCGAATAGCCGGGGTTCGTGAGCAGTGGAGGCGGCAGATTCGTCGGCGCGGTGGCGCTGGGTGTCGGCGGCACGCCGGCATCGCTCGGTAGCCCTGCGGCAGGCGGCGCACCGCTGGAGCCGGCCGGCGCACCCGTATCCCCGGCGAGTCCCTGCAAGGCGCGTTGCTGCGCGCCCATCATCTGGGTGGCAATGTCCTGATATTTCTGATCGTTCTTGTTCTGGATAAATGCACCGCCTGCCGCCTGCGCGACCTTGGCTAGCGCTTCGAACGGACTTCGACGCACCGCGACCGAATTGGCGCCCTCGGTGTACTGTGTGTCCAGCGGCTGCTGCGATTGCTGCATCAGGGCATCGGCCAGCGCTTGCCGGCGTTGCAGCTGCTGCATCTGAATTGCATACGGGTTGATTGCCGGCATGGCCATTACGATGTCTCCGAGCGTGCAAGCAATTCATCCAGGATGTTGAGATCCGTGCGCGCGGCGATTTGGATCTCGCGCAGCTTGCTCATGATCTCGCGATGTTTCTCAGGATATCGATCACGCGCGAAGTTGAACCGGTTCTCTACTTCGTACAAGTAGCCGGTGCAGTTCCAGCAATCCATGCCGCCATGGGTGTACTGATAGCCCGGATGCAACTCGGCGCCGATGTCGTGCAGGTATGAAAAGACCTGCTCCTGTGTCCAATCCCATACCGGCATCTCATGACGGATGCCTTCATGGATATCCCCCGGCAGCCACGGCCCTTTGCCCGGATCATCCTGGCGTGCGCCCTGATAGATGACGGTCACGCCCAGATCACGGATGGCCTGACCCAGCGGACGCCAGATCGAACGTGAGCAGCAATCGAGCGTGCTCTGGAACGCCGAACCGCCCGTGCGATAAGTGAGCGTGCCGACCTTGGTGCTGCGATGAGGCAGTAGGTCTGTCGGCCAGCCGAATTCCAGATACTGCCGACTCTTCACCTCATGAAAGTGCGGCACCAGCGCACGAATGCCCTCCATCTGCTCCAGGGTTTCCGGATAGGCCGCACCGGTGTTGACCCAGACCACATAGAGATCAGGCCATTGCGCGCGCAGTAGATACAGACACGCGAGTGAATCTTTTCCGCCGCTGAAGCAAAGGGCTTTGGTTGGCGCATTCATCAAAACACGATGATGCCGGCTGTGATACCCGTGCCCGCCAATCCTGCCCCGGCACCCAACATGGCGTTGTTGCTCTGCTGACCCGCGTTGTAGTTGGCCAGCTGCGCATTGTTCTGTGCATTGAATGCGCCCGTTGCATCGACGCTGCCGCCGCTGCCGCCGGCATAGGCACCCACAGGTTGCAACTGACTGCCGCCGAGGGCTGCTGAAATCTCGTTGTACTGCTCCTGGCGTGTCGCCAGATCCCGCGCGTTATTCGCCTGATTCTGCTGAAAGGCCATGTTGGCGCCCGTGCCCTGCGCGCTTTGGGCTGCCTGAGTG